AAAGCCATGGAGACGCGCTTCCCATCGGAGACGACCTGGCCGCGGACGATAAAGTTCGGGTTCGCGTTGGGGGGAAGCAATTCGATCAGCTTCACGCCAGAAACCACAAAAGTACGGGCGCTCGCGGCGCGGGTGGTAATTTCGCCGCGGATAGGATCAGCGCCGAGATCGTAGAGCAGATACAATCCGCCGCGCTGGTAAAGCGTCGCTGCGCTTTTGCCTTGCCCGCTCTCGTCCGGCTCCAGATAGAAATTCTTGCTGGTCTGGCAGTCAGCGTTAAGCGACTCCGAGCGATACGCGGGAGCGACGAATGCGATGCGGGCCATGGGGAAGGTAAGACGGTGTCTTAGTTATGAAGCGTCAGCGCTGGAACCGGAACCTGCGAATAGGCGTCCGCGGGAACCGTCGCTAGCGTGTTAGGGATCGTGCCGCTGGTCGATGCGCCGCAAGTGTTGCCGCCCTGAAACGAGGGATACAAACTGCCGCCCAACTTTGCCGCCGGGGAAGCCGCAGAACTCGTAAGCGTCGCGTAATACTTGGTGTTGGGTGCCAAGCTGCACGACGCTGCCCAGCTCTGCGTCTGAATCCCGGTTGCCGGAAATAACGTTGTGCCGGCGAGTGGCCCGGTGTGGCACACCAGCGCTCCGCTCGTCGCATTCGACACTCCGAGGTCGTAAACGTTGGCCGTGTTATCCGCAGTGGTGACGTCGTAGCTGACCTTGGTGAAGGTGCCTCCGAAAGCGCCAGTAATGAAGCCGTTGCAATTGACCGTGTTTTGCACCAGCCCTGCGGTGGAGTTCGCCGACCCGAAATTCGTGCTGAGGATCGGCGCGATGAGCGAGTTGTCGACGAGCTGCCCGTTGGAATTCGATCCCAGCACCGTGGCGGACGCCGGGACCGCTCCGCCGTTTACGCTATTGTTGAGCACTGCAACCGGCTTGCTCGGGTTCAGCGCGACGTTCGCCGTTCCAGAAGAATACGAAGAGCCGCGCACGCGGAGATAGGTGTAGCTTGCAACCTGTGCCTGCCAGGTTCCCGTCGACGTCGTCGAAGTGACCGCGGCGCCGCCGGCCGGTGGCGTGGCCGCAACGCTGACCCAGGTTGCGCCGTTGTCGGCGGAGATCTCGAATTGAAGCGTGCCCGAATACGTTCCGGACACCGTGATCGCAGCCGAGCCGGTGTTCTGCGCGAGAGGAAGAATCACGCAAGCCGTGGAAGCTGTTTGCGGCGTGCAACTGGAAGCCTGCGATGTGATGCTCCCCACAATGGCCACACCCTGGGCATGAGTAAACTCTGCTCCCATGAGCAACGCCAAACACAAAAGTAGTTTCTGTTTCATAGTTACTCCCTGAGTCCAGTCAGAAAATTGAAGTCCGGCCTTCCGCCGCGGTGCTCGCTGGGCAGCCCGCCGCAGTTGGTGTCGATGCGCGGGGGGCCGTCGTTATTGCCCTGAATGATGCGCATCGCCCGATTCCACTGCTCGCGCAGCTCGGGCGACACGCTTCGGCTGTAGGAGGGCGCGAGCTTGACCGCAAGATCGGAAACGATCGCGTCCCAGTAGCCCTGCACGAAGCCGAGCTTGGAATCGAGCGAAACCGCCTGCGCCAGCGAGTTCCAGATCTCCAGGCGGACCGGGTTCGAAACACTGCAGATCGGATAGAAGTTGCAGTTTCCCAGTGGACCGGCGGCGTCGTAGTAGAGGTCGGTCACGACTTCGCTGGTGAGCGCTTTCAACGGTACGTCCGCCCACCAGGCGTCATCGCGAATCCGGATCGGCGGTGAGTCGACCGGGTTGTTGCTGTTGGGATTGAGGATGAAGTTTGCCGAGACGATCTCGACCGGCCGGATCGCCAGCTTGAAGTCGCCGTTCGGGCCGATGGTGTGCGGGGCATGGTTGGCCTGCAGCGTGAACACAAGGAAGCTATGGGAGAAGATCATCTCCCGCCGCGCGTTGTGCTGGTCGATCGCGCGCTGAAGCTTTTCAAGGCCCCACTGCGCGTCTTCGGCCTGAAGCGGCTCGCCTTGCGCCTGCACGCCGATTTCGAGCAGGGCAGAGTAGATCAGATCGCGCGGCGAAGCCGTGATCGCCTGGTTGCCGACACTGAGAGCAACGGTCACGCGCTACGCCGATTCCTTCCGTCGCGCGCGTCCCTTTGCGTTGCTGTAGAGCGCAGCGCGTTTGTCGGGGATCGGTTCGGGCAGGTAGGGTTCTTTCACCCAGCCATCGGCGAGCGCGGCTTCCAGTTCTTCTTCGGAATGAACCAGCTTGGACTCGTGCTCGGTTGCGACCAGTTCCTCTTCGACGATTTCATGCTTAGTGTTGCGGTGTTCGACGAGGAAGAAGGCATCGTTGGGGTGCTTGTAGACCACGCGCGGAAACTCCGCGTGCGGGATGGAGATCACCGGCGGCTTTGCCGGATCGAGCGAGAGAATGGGCGGAAGATTCTGGCCGTTGCGGACAATCGGCTTGCCTTGCATCCGCTCTTCATCAACGGTAAATGGCATTTGAGGCTCCTGTTAGACTTCGGCTATGGATCGCCGGGGATTTCTAAAACTGTTGGGCGCGGGCGTGGGCGGACTGGCGCTTGATCAGGCGATTCCGTTCAATCGGGTGTGGAGCTTCCCGAAGAAGATCGTCATCGCGCAGCCGGTCGAACTGCTTGACTACAGCCGTAGATACGAAATTGCCCTCGAAAAATATCGTCAGGCGTATTTCGAAGCGACGATGCGCGGGTCGGCTCTAATGAAGTGCTACTGGGAGCCAGCAGCCGTCGAGAACTTCAACCAGATCGAGCTGAATCTTTTCAACTACTCTGACGCCGTGAACGCTTCGTGATCGTATTCGCCGAAGCCGTCTTCTCTTGCCGCTTCCAGTTCTTTCTCGTCGGCCACTGAGCGCGATTCCTTGCCCTTGTAGACGATCAGCGGAAAATCGTTGTGGATGTGCAGGCTGAACTTCACCGTGACTTCGCGCGGTGCATGCGGGTCTTTCGCCAGCTCGTCAAGTGCCTTGCGGATCTTCACGATGCCGCCTTGCTCGATCGTTGCGCCTTCAATATCGAATTTCATGGAATTGTCCTCGGATCAGAATTTGGAAAAACTGCGGCGCGGGGTTCGGATGCGCTGAACCCCGCGCCGTCCCTTCGGGAGGGAACAACGGCAACTTAACTCAGTAAAACTCCCAATAGCCGCCCAGCGCCGTGGTGAACGAAGCTGGAGGGGTGATCGGGTTGACGATGCTGCGGTGTTGACGCGGCGATAGGTGTCGGTCGTGCCGTTGGCTTGCAAGCACCCAAAGTAGGTCGCCGGTCCCACCGCGTAATAGGGAGCGGTGAAAGCGATCTGCTGGTAGGTCGATGCGCCTGCTGTCGTTGTGCCGGCCGTGGCCGTATTGGCAAGCAGGTTGCCGCTGGAATCCCGCAAGATGTACAGCCACTTGTTGGTTCCCACCGTGGTGCCGTTGAGCACTGCCAGGCCGGTCAAGAGCTTCGAGTAGGGAAGATTGATCTGGGTGCAGTACTCTTCCGTGTTCGCACCGGCGGCGTTTCCGCTGGTGTCGATCGCGGTTTGCAACGTGGCTCCGATTGTCGGCGACAGATACGGCACCGACGGACGTTGCGTGCTGAGCGCGTCGCCCGTGACCCACTGCCCACCGATACAGTCTGAAGTCAGACCGCTGATGAACTGGATGCGCGGAAGATACACTTCGCTGGATCGCGTACAGGAACCCGCCGGCACAGCCGGAGGATAGCCATACGCGCCATCGGAGAACGTCACCAGGTAGTTCGGGATCACAAAAACCAGTGCGCCCGAAGCGTGCGCGCGGCCCGCGGTATGCGAAGCCGCCCGCATCACTTTTACGGTGGTGCCGCTGACCGATTGCACATCCATCAGTTCGCGGTCCACGTAAATCGACGTGGCTTTGGTCGGGTCGCTGGCGCTGGGTGCTGTGACCCCGGAGACGCTGGTCAGGTTGACATACTGGCCGTCACTGGTCGTGAGCGCCGCGGACAGTGTGGTGTTGGTGAGAATGGTCTGGCCGAACGCGGGAAGCGAAAGAGCCAGTGCCGCAAAGAGAGAGAGAACAGCGATTTTCGATTTGGTCATGGTTTTGGTCTCGGTTGCGGGGCGGGATCAAGTGATCCCACCCTCTGCCGAATCTCCTTCTTAGGCTCCCGCCACGGCGCAAGAGCCGTAGTCGGCGCGCAGAACGCCGAACCCGTAGCACATATCCCACCGGTTCGTGATCTTGCGGTTGAATTGATCCCAGGCCTCGACCCAAGCGACGGATGCTCCGGTGTCGGGGTCTTCCGCCAGCTCGGCGTGCTCGACCGCCTTCGGGTTCTCGAACTTGCCGAACGCTTTCGCGAAGGCGTATTTCGAGAGTCCGAGCGAGACGGTGCCGGAAACTCCGCTGGGGCTGGCAGTGCCAGGCCAGAAGGTCAGCGCTGCCGCGTTGCCGGGCAGGGCGTCGACATTCTGGTACTGCGATCCAGGCCCGTAGATCGCGGGATAGATCGGAATGGTGTCATTGCCGCCGGTGAGCGTGAAGTCCGGACCGGGGTTGGTGAATTGCTTCAGGCCCAGGCCATTGGCTTCGCGTGTCATCGGGTTGGTGGCATTGACGCTGGCGACGTTGAATTTGTCGCCGGACTTGATCACGTCGTTTGCGGTGCCAGTGACGACGAGCGATCCGCCGGACTGTCCCGCTCCCACGACGGTGACGGCATGAGCAGCAGCGGTGCCGGCAACGTGCTTCTTCAGTGAGTTCGAACGGACCCACTTCCAGCCCGCCGCGTCGCCGAGCACTCCCTTGCGGTACATGTCGGAGATCGCTTTCTGCGGGTTGAACTGGGTGACGTTGTTCTTCACGTAGGAGCGCATCAACTGCGGCGTCAGACAGAGATACTTCTCTCCGTCATCCGGGCAGGCATAGGCGAAAAGCACCTGCTCGGCCGCGAGCGCGAAGTCGATGGTGGTCGAGTCCGTGCCCAGCACGCCCTGTACGTTCGGGGAATTGATGCGGGCGAAATCGGCCGCGTCGGAATCGACTTTCTGCGCCAACGCCTGCCCCGCGGGGTAGTAGTAGGCTTCGTCGAGTTCCTTCTCCGAGCGTTCCATCTTGACCAGCTTCTCGTACGAGTCGCGGCCCCAGTGAACGCCCTTGATGCGGTCCAGGTTGACGGTGGTGGCGATGCGCGAGATGCCCTGCTCCTGATAGGCCAGGCCATCGGTGACAAGCCACTGTTGCGGGAATTTGATCTGCGCCTGCGAGCCGACCGGGAACGACTTTCCGAATTCCGACTCCCATTCGCTGTTGAACTGCGCAGCTACTTCGTAGCTGTTCTTGAAAAACCAAAGGATCTTCATCGAGACCCAGTTGGAGGTTATGAAATTGTTCACTTACGACCTTGTCCTTTTCTCGCCTCAGCGAGCGTGCTGGGCGCGAAGACGACGGTTTGATTCCGCTTCAAAGTCGCGAAAACTTCCCGTCTTCGCCGCCGTCGCCAGTGCATCTTCGCTAGCGGTCCCTCGACCACCCACTTCGGAAACTGGTTTCGGCGCGCGGGGTGTGGTTGTAGAAGCCGCGCCATCTTTGGACTTGTCTTTGTCAGAGGATTTGTCTTTGTCGCTGACGAACTTGCCTGCATCGTCGCGCTGCTTGGCGTCGCCGGCGGCCGTCTTCCCGCCCTTGCCCTTTGCCAACTGCTCTTTCACCAGCGATTCGGTGACGGCAATCTGCTTCACGGCAGCGATCGGGTTGGTTTTCGCCAGGGTGACCAGGTCCGCAAACTTGGGATCGGTCGACAGCACATACATCAGGTCGACGTAGACGTCGGAGGCGCCCACCGCGGCTTTCACCAGCGGGTGCACTTCCTTCGCCATCAGCTCGCCCGCCGCATCGCCCAGCTTCTCGGCGTCAAACTCGGGATAGCGTGTTTTCGCATCGTCGAGCTGGCGCTGGAGATTCTGTGCGGCGGCTTCCTGCTGGCTGCGCTGGCGTTCACTGCCGAGAGCCTGCGCGATCTTCTTGCTGTGCTCCTGATCGCGATAGGCTTCTTTGGCGGCGTCCCAGGCCTCGACCCCGTCCTCGTATTCCTTGCCTTTGTTTTTCGGATCGGCAAAGAACGTCTCCAGGAATTTCCGGAGCGGGGCGGGCGGCTTCAGCTCTTCCTTCGTCGCAGTTTGCGATTCCTGCTTACCGTCTCGCGTGTCGGAGGAAGATTTGCCTTTCTTGAGTTCGTCGCGTTCGGCGCGGACAGTTTTCAGCTCATCCAGCAGCTCTTTAAAGCGGTCAGCGGTGTCCTCTTTGTCCTTCAGATTCGGCTTCTGCTTTTTGTCGGTGGCCGAGCCCGACGCGCTATCGGCGGATTTCTTGTCTTTGCTTGCGGTGGCCGAGCCCGCAGTGTCGGCAGTTTTGTCGTTTTCGTTGGTGGCGGTGGCCGTGGCCGAGTCCGCCTTTGTCGGCTGTTCTCCGGTGGAGTTCCAGTGTTCGCGCTGCGCCTTGGACCAGGTGTGGGCGTTGGCGGCGTCGAACGCTGGAGCTTGCGGAGTTTCTACGGTTTCGGTCTGCGTGGTGGCCGAGTCCACAGTTGTCACGGCGGCGACTGCTTCGTTCATAAAGTCATTTCCTTGACGGGAGTAAAATTGGGGGCGTGCGAATGATGCGTTTCGTCTGCAAAACTGTGCGGCGAGGTCGGTGTTGATTGCGCGATCACTGAATCGATTCCCGATCGCGATATCTGGGTGGGCGATACGTACCACTTAGAGCATCTACCCGAAAAAGCCAGCTTCTTCCGCGCTATTCTTCCCCACCCTGAGGAGCGGCCGCGGGCTGTGCCGCTGCCTGCGCCTGAGCGATGACGGCATTCTTGTCCGCCATCACGTGCTGATGAGCCTGGTCGTCCTTCTGAAGCGCCAATTCGTGCGCGGCGTGATGGTTCTCGGTCTGTGTCTCCTGGAATAACGTTCGCCGCTCGGATTCGTCTTGCGCCTTGGTCTGGACATTGGCGATGTAAGCCTTCAGATCGACATTGAGCTGGGCGATCTTCGATTCGAACGCGCCCTTCAGTTGCTCGATCTGCAGCTTGTACTCGTTGTCGATGACCTTGCCGGCTTTTTCCAGCTTCAGTTGATCCAGCTCCTGCTTCAGTAGCCCCATGTTCTGTTGCGCCATCTGAAGTTCCTGCTGGGCCTGCTGGAGCTGCTGTGCCGACTGATCGTCAGGCGCGAGCATCTTCTGCATTTCGTCGCCGATCGCGCCGATGTTCTTCAGCTTGATCGCGAGCGCGAGGAACTTGCCGGCTGTTCCAGGCGGCAAAAGCTGCGCGATGGGTTCGATTGTCTTGATGATCGTGTCCGCGAATTCCGCCTGCTCTTCGCGCTGCGAGAGATAGCTGGGCCCGTCTGAAATCGTGATCTCAAACTTGCCGCGGTGCGCAAAGAAGAAGTCGGACTCATCCAGGTGCTCGGAATCGGCAGGCAGCGCGGCATTGCGCTGCTTCAGCATTTCATTGAAGCCGGTACGCGGGGCCACACCCAGCTTCACGTCTTCGTCCTTGTCGTCTTTGCCGAGCAACTGCTGGGGCAGGGAATCCAGTTCTGCGAGTTTGGTGATGAGTTCGTTCAACTGCATCCCGGAATTACAAAGCGCGCGCACGAAGTTGTCGGTGAAGTGGTAGCTGCCGATCGCTTCCTGCGTCTGGATCTTCTCCAGGGCGATGCCGGATTTCTCGTTTTGGCGCTGCGCGGCCGTTGGAAGCGGCGTGACGCCCATTGCGGCCTGAATGGCTCTGCGCCAGGCCTCGCGCGACATCTCATATGCCTGTGGGTTCGGCTGGAACTGACTGCGCACCGGCGGCGGAAAATTGCCCATCGTCTGCGCGTTCCAGTCGGTCGGGATCTTGTACTCGAGGTAAGCCGTGGGAACCTTGTGCGCGTATTTCCACTGCTCGGGGTCGACCGAGCCTTCGACAACCATCATGGGCGCGCGCGGCGCCATGGAGAACTCTTCGGCTTCCTGCGATGCCACGTAGGCGAGCATCTGTTGCGGATCGCGGGCGCGGCGTACGAGCGAGAAGATCATGCGCTTAAAATTGCCCCCGTCCTTGACGTACTTTTCCTCGCCGAACATGCCGATAAGCGGAATCCAGCTTCCGATCCACTCGTTGGTTTCAAGGATCTCGACGCCGTTGGTGATGTACTGCGTAACTTTGTGCTGCTTCTCCCCGTCCTTCGCGGTGATCTCTTCGCGTGTCCAGTATTCGGCGACGATGATGTCTTCGCCATCGAACCAATCGGGAGCTTTCTCGACGTCCGGGCCGGTGAAGCTGCGTTTCTTTGCATTGGGATATTTACGGCCGAACTTGGTCTTGCGGATCTTGTCGAGAACGAACGCGATGTTGCCATCGGAGAAGTCCGCCTCGCGCGCGTCCGGATCCAGGTAGACGGTGAACTGGTTGGGGATGCGGCGGATCCGCGGCTCCTGCTCGCCCTTGGGCCCGGTGACGATCGTGACCAGGCGCCAGAAGCCGAAGCCCGATTCGATCACAGCTTCGGAAGCCGTGGTGTAGATGGATTGCGCTTTGGAGGCATATTCGATGCCGCGGAGGTAGGACTGCCGGTGCTCGGCGTCCTGGTCGGTGGCGTTCTCCGATCGCGGAGAAACCTTGACGGAGCGCTTGTTCTGCCGGAGATTGTTGTTCGCCTGCTTGGTGTACTGGCTGATTTCATCGGGCCAGATCGTGGGCCGCCCCTTGCGGTCGTCGACGAAGTCCTTGGGCGGTTTCCCGGCGACGAACTGCATGTCCTTCGCGCCTTCGTCATACGGCTCGCGCCAGTACTCCCGCACATAGCGGAAGTCGTCGCGAATCTGTTTGAGCAGGGTTTCATCGGCTTCGGAGTTGGCGGTGTCCTCCCCTTGCTTTTTGGTTTCGTCGGGCATTCGCAGAGGGAAGAGAAGCGATTAGAACTGGGCTTTCACGAAGTGTTTGAAATCTTCGTTGTCGTCGTGGTAGACCATGTCCTTCATCACCATCCCGCGGCTGAATGCGGGTGGGTTGTCGAAGCAGGTGATGAACATTTCGCCATTCGGGCGAGAAAAGTAGTAGCAGCGTTCGCTGGCGTCCCGGAAGGTCACGGTGCACGGGCCGGTGTGCTTGTCGATGTGGCGAGAGACAGTGCGGCAGAAAAAGAATGCGACAACAACGACGAGCACAAACCCGCCGAGAAAATTAAGAGCTTGTTTCGTTCCAAACATCACTTCGTCCTCCGTGTGACGACTTTGCGGCCGGGGCGTTGGTGATCGTAGCTGGAGCTGGAGCCGCGGAACTTGGCGATGTCGGCCTTCATTGTCTTGCGGCTATCCTGCTTGGCGGAATCTTTATTTCCGCGCATCGCGGCGTCTTCACACTTACGCATCGAGCTTCACTCTCCGGTCGGTGATGTATAGCTTCTCCCGCCCTGACAACTCGACCACTTCTGCCGCGCGGGCTTCGGCGCACTTGGGACAGGTCTCCTTGTTGTCGACCTTGTCGCGCACCCAGCCGGCTTTCCGCGCTTCGATCATGGCAGCCACCGGTGTTGGCGCTTCAAATCTGCCTTCCGCGCTGCACAGATAGCACTTCACTCGAGCGATGGCGTAGAGCATGCGCGGTCTCGCCGGAACCTTGACCTTGTGGCCGCCGATATTGATCTCGATCGGCTTCGGCGCATCGCCCACCACTTTCATTCGTCCCTGCGACACCAGCTCGCCGGCACGTAGTGCGATCATCGCGAGATAGGAATCCAGAGGCTTCGCCTTGAAGCCCAGGCGCGGCTTCAGCGCGTGGTAGGCCTCATAGCGCTGCTCCGGTTCGCACTCGTTGAGCAGATCGCGGAGATACTCGTGCTTGTCGCCCGGCCAGTTCGAAACCAGGTTGGCGAGTTCCTGGATAAGATCCGGCGAACCGAGGCACGAGAGCCCCTCTTTCACCAGCATGGTTTCGACCTTGCGCTTTTCCTTTTGATCCACGGTTAGCTTTCTTCCTCGTCCTTCGCGTTGATGGAGAGATGCTCTTTCAGGTGCGCCATGAGCTTGGCGCCTTCGCTCTTGCCGAAGACGTGGGATTCCGGTTCGCGGTACGGCCCATCGCCGGAGTTAAAGCGGTGGCTCACGGTGTGGCCGCCGTTCTCTGCCTTCTCGACCTCGATCGAGCGCAGTTCCTTGGGCGCCATCTTTCGCGATTTGGGGCGTGCGCTGAGTGCTTCTGCGTAGTCAGCCATGAGTTACCTTCCTAAAATCTGATTTGCTTTGGCGCGGATCGTCGCCGCCTGGCTGGCGCTGATGCGGCCTTTCTTCTGCTGCTGTGTCGCGCGGCTCTTTGCATTCGCTGCGTGAGATTTGTCCGGCATCGGGTATTTGCGTTGCTTGGGCATCCCGAATTCCTTTGCGGGGATCCGCTTTCGCGCTACTGCGTTGAGTTTCGCCATCAGCTCCACACTCCAACACTCGGCGGCGGCCCGGAGGTTCCGGTCGATCGGCGCGGCGCGGCCACAGGCATGGCGAACGTCAGTGCCAGTGCATCGCCGTCGTCCGGTGAGCTGTATTGCAGGCCCATCTTGGCGAAACGCCGGCGCATGTCTTCCTTCGACTCAAGCTTCACGCGCTGCAGGCGGTCATAGACCAGGATGGGCTTCTGGAGATCGGCTGCCAGGTCGCGGTCCTTGTCGATCGAGCCGCCTTCCTGGAGCCAGGACTTCATCTTTCCCCACATCTCATCGCGCCGGTATGCGTACTTCGGATCCGTCGAGTCCTGGCCGAAGTTCACTTCCATCACGTTCTTGTGCCCCAGCTCGCGCAACCTGGCTACGACCGGGCCCGCGATGCCGGCGGAATCGGCAAACAGCATCGCCACCTTGTCTCCGCTGTAGGTGCGCGAGAGTACATCGGCAAGCTTGTTGATCATCACTGCGGGGTTGCGGGTGAATTCGCCTTTGACCTTCACCGGCGGGATCGATCGCGCGTCGTTGCCTTTGCGGAAGCGGACGACGTTGTCGTCGGTGCCGCCCCACGCAAAGTCGGCGCCGGCAACAAGCGGAGCATCCGGAAGGACGTAGAGAGTGCGCTCCTGTGCGGTCCCAACTGTTTCGAGATCGATGAACTTGCCGCCGCCGGCGACGGGAAACAGGCCGCGGTAACGAACGCGCACGGTGTCCGAATCTTCGCCGTAGACCGCGATCGTTTCATTGATCTCTGCAATGTTGGTGCCTTCGACTTCGCGGCTGTCGATGACTTCCGCGTGCCATCGGCCGCGCTGCTCGCCGTGGACCGCTTCGTAGAACGCGCCGTCCGGCCGCGTCGACTGGCTCATCAGCAGCCAGATGATTTCTGTGTTTGCATCAGTAAGCGCGCCTTCGACAGTGGTGTAGATCGAATCGGAGATCTCGCTGGCTTCGTCGAAGATGATCACCAGACGCTTGCCTTTGTTGTGGGCGCCGGCGAAGGCCTGCGGATTGTCTTCCGACCAGGTCGCAAAGTCTGTGCGCCAGGTGGTCTCGTGCTCCGCGTCATTCACCTTGATCGACGTCACGTGCACGTCGAACCAGTCTTTGTTGATCGCGTTGCGAAACCACTTCGAGATCTCGGGCTGGGTTTTCGTTTTGAGCTGATCCCCGGTGTTCGCCGTGACCAGGACCTTGCAATCGAGGCATGTCGACTTCGCCCAGTGGACGATCATGCCGATCAGCGAGGATTTTCCGATGCCGTGACCGCTGGAGATGGCTTTGCGATAGGGCTTGAAGCGGGTCTTGGGATTCTGAAGATGCTCGCTGAGTTCCTTCAGCACTTTGACCTGGAAGCGCCGCGGCTGATCGTGCTCGAGATCCGTGCCTGGTTCGCCCCAGGGAAACGAAAACAGAGCGCAACCCAGCGGATCCCAGCGGAAGCTGAGCATCTTCTCCACGAGCTGCTGCTCGTAGTCGACTTCAGCGCAGGCTGCGGACACGTTGTTCGCCTTTCTCCATCGCGAGGCGGAAGCGTTCACTGAGATTCAGGTTCACGTTGTGCTCGATCGGCTTGTCGTGCAGATGGTTCACTGTGACGACTGCTTTGCCTTTGGCTTTGTCGTAGAGGTATTTCCGGGTCTCGAGAGCGGTGCGATCGGAGAACCACAGCAGGGCCCAGCCCTGCACCTCAAACGACAACTTCTGAAATTTCTTTTCGGCCGATCGCTTCCTGTCGATTAAAACTTGCCGGCGGGCTTCGTATTCTTCCAGCTTCTCGCGTTCGTCGGCCGTCGCGTTCTCGGGAATCTCTATCGCCTCACTCACCGAGATGTGGCGATCGACCATCACTTGCGGGTCGATCCCGTTCAGCTCATCGATGAGCTGCTGCGCATAGTCTTTGCCGTGGATCGTGCGGCCGTCGATGACCTGGACCGGCGCTTCGCGTTTCTTCCGGCCGCAACCAGCCCGGGCGCCGCCCTTTTTCTTCTTCTCGCTGGCCTCAGACACGTTTGAAATCGGCGATATATTTCAATCTTTTCAAACGAAATCAACCCCTCTGGCGGGGAGTCCGACGGCGAATCAATGACTTAGCCGCAATGAGTGGGGAATTCTGCATTTGAAAAGATTGAAAAAACTGCTTTAGATCTCAGCAGTTAGGTTGAAATCGATTGATTTCGTTTGATTCTTTTGGGGCTGCGGAGGGGAAAAACAGCCCAAATTGGACCGTAAGTTGTTGATGTTTCATTTCGGACGATATGAAACAGGCGCAATCAGGCGATTTTGCGCTGTTCCTGGCGCCAGCGAGTCGTTCTGCTGGGACCGCGTTTTGCGTCGATCTTGCGGCCAGGGATCCGGCCTTCCGCTTTCGCCAGGGCCAGGCCCGCCTTGGTGCGCTCGGCGATCACGTTGCGCTCGAATTCTGCAAACACCGCGAGCATGCCGAACATTGCCTTGCCGGCCGTCGATCGCAAATCAAATCCGTCCTTCAAGCTCACGAAAGAAACCTTCGCGTCATCCAGTTCGGCAATGAGATTGTGAAGATCCCGGACCGATCGACCGAAGCGATCGAGCCGCCACACGAGTACCGCGTCGACATCGCGCAGTCCTTTGGTGACGTCCTGCATGAGTTTCAACAGTTGCGGCCGCTTCGTATTCTTTCCGCTTAAACGATCGACATATTCGGCCGAGATGGTGTGCTTGTTCGCCTTCGCCCACTCGCGCAGCTCGCGGAGCTGGACCTCAGGGTTCTGCTCTTTGAGCAGAGATTCGGAGACCTGGCCACGTTGCGGCTTCGAGACTCGGGCATAGATCGCGATTTTCATCAGCGCGATCTTACCTCGTAGCGGAAGCTGCAACCCTTTTTGAACGTCACCACGGCCTGGACCAGGCGCGAGTGCTTCCGATCGGGCTCGCCGTCGACCACGGGCGCTTCGACCTGGGCTTTCTCGCCGGCATCGATCTTGTCGATGCAGCTCCGGTCCCAGACGGCAACCGTGTACTGCTTGGGTTCGCAGGCGAAGAGGGCTTTGGCTGGGTTCCAGACTTTGCAAAGTCCGTCACCGCATTCGGAAGAGTAAGGGCAGGAGTCTTGCGGAAGAGGCGGATCGGCGAGGGCGGTGCCGATCGAGCGCGCGGAAAAGAAGCCGAGCACAAGTACAGCGAGGAATTTCAGGCGAAGACTCATCGGTCTTCCGCTCCGCAGATCATGCAGATGTAGCAGCGGAATCTCTTGCTCCACTTCAGCCAGGAGCGACAGGCGTGTCCGTCGTTTCCGTAGCTCATGCGGCCTTGGGGATCTCGCGATCTTCGCGGCGCCGGCGAGACGGCGCAGGGAACTTGATGGGCTGCTTGAGCCACTCGCCGAAAATATTCGGATCGACTTCGTGGTCATCGCATGCGCAGGGCACGCCAACTTCTTTTCGGTGCGCGTGGATCCACACCGCCAGTCCTTCCTGCGTTTCGGTTCCGGTCATCCAGAACCACTCTTTCTTTGCATTTTTGACATAGCCAACCTGCGTACCGAGCTCGTCGGCAATTTCGCGCTCATGCAGACCCTCAAGCAGAAGGCGGGCTACGTTCCACAACATCCAGTCTGGGACACGGCGATTCAAGCGCTCGGCCTCAATTCCGGCATCGCCTGCTTGTGCAACCACCAGCCGGCCGCGCGGCTCGCATAGACAGGGTTACACTGCTCGCGCGACTCGCGCAGAAGCTCGAGGATAAACTTGCGCTCTTCGGGCGTGTACTCGGCCCGCTTGTGCGTGTTGGAGTAGCGGCGTCTCATCGCAAAGCCTGAAACAAAACTTCCAATCCCTTAAATGCCAGAGCGGTGATGATCGCAGTCAGCGCCGTGTTCACGATCTGGGAGCGGCGCAATTTATCTTGCAGCTCGCTTACGTTGCGGATCAGCGCCTGGTTTACGTCGTGACATTTGCTGAGGCTCTTCTTCAGCCCCGCGATGGAGTTGCGGTCAAATTCCCGGCTCCCGCCCGCTTGGTAGAGGCAGCGAATGTCCTTCACTGCGCCCGCCGATTTCGTAACCGTCGAAAATCACCAGCGAAAGCAGCATCGTCATCTCCGGCCCAACCGTCCCATCCGTCGTAGCTCTTACGGTCGCCACGTCGCAGATCGCCAGAATTTCTTCGATCAGCACGCATGGCTCAGGCGGGAAGTTGCTGCACCAATTCCAAGGGTGTGCCGAAGTAGGCGATGGCGCGTGCCGTAGCAACCAATCGGCCGCGATCTCGCCGTGTGCTCATCCCTTTTATCGGGTCATCGAAGCGACTGTTCCCAACTTCCAGCGGTGGAAGCGGACAGGGCCGTGGCCGCGCAAGTTTCTCCAAGGCTTCCGGCGCGGCGACTACGAGCTGCTGACCCGAATAGAGAAAGGCCCGGCAGACAATACCTTTCGCGGGATTGTCGCGGTCCACCCAGTCGGCGCGTCCGTTTTCTACTTCTCCGGATGCGTAGGTCAGACTTTTGCGCTGGATGGGGCTATCGATCGCGGGGTTGGACCCGCGGCTGAACACACGAACTCTCATGGAAGGGGATACCGCAATTGGCAGAGATTTTGCGCTCTCGCGGGCGCTGGCACTACGGAAGGGCGGAGACTGGCGATGTAGTTCGGGCGTCAGAGACGCGGCGATTTAGGGTCACTGTCCGCCGCCCGTTGCAGTCCGAGGATGGATGCGGAACGGGCGGCGGCGCAAGTTACCGAGGTGCTGTGAACGGGCGGGGGAAGCGCCCGAATCAGCTCATTGAGGCGTTAATTTGAAGACGGCGCCCTGTCCGAAGGTCCCGCCCTCAGAGAGCGTTCCATAGAAATTCCCCTGCGCATCGCGGATTACGCCCCCGGTCGGATGCCAGCCGTCGCTGGTGGTGCCTTCGTTCGGGAAGCTGTAGAGTAAGGTCTCTTTCTCGGTGCCTGGGTTGTAGCCGAAGACGACCCCGCCGCCGCCGCAGTTGCAGATTGGGTCGATGAAAGCTCCGCCTTCGCGCATCGTTCCGTACAAAATGCCGCTTGAGAACATCAGCGGTCCCTGCGGATTCCACCCTTGCGCGCTGTCGCTCTGGCAGTCGGTGCAGAACCAGGTGTTGCGAAAGACGCGCCGACCTGGGCTCACGCGCCAGATACCCACGCCGATCTGACGAAAGCCGGTCAGTCCGCCAAAGAAATCTCCAGACGTGCTCCGGGTGAAGTAACTTTCGCCGGCGAAGGTGCCCTTGTCGATAGGAGTCAGCGCGAGTGGGGTATACTTGCGAGCCGCTGTCAATTCAAACAGCGTGCCTCCGACCCCGCTAAAAGCAGTGCCGAAAGTGTTGCCTTGTCCGTCGCGCATGATGTTCCAGCTTGGGGTGGTGCCGCCGCCAGCCAGGCCGTAAAACTCGAACAGCACCGAATACGTACCGGCGCTCGTGATTTTGAACAAATTGCCGCAGCCGGACAGAACTCCGCCGATGAGACATGGGTTCGTTTGCCGCCCGCCCTGCGAGGTTGCGCCGTAAATGTTTCCCTGGCCGTCGAGAAGCAGAGGCGTCAGTGGAATCTGCCCATCCAATCCCGTACATCCGGAAATTTGGAAGCAGTCCCCGCCGAACTGGTGCAGGACGGTGTAGTTGCCCTGGGTGTCGATTTTGTAGACCAACCCGACCAGCATCGTTCCGCCCGCGCTAGTAGTGCCATACAAATTGCCGGCGGCGTCGAGGGTCACGCCGGTCATCGGGAATTTGCCGTTGTCTCCGCAGTCGAAGTTGTAGAGCACGGTCTGGGTTCCGTCAGTTGTGAGTTTGAATACAGTGCCGCAGTTGAATTGCCCACCGGCCAAGGTTGTTCCATATAAGTTGCCGGCGCCGTCGAAGGCGAGACCGCCCACGGGCTCGGCGCCCTCTCCTGGCGCGAAGCTGTAAAGCAGGGATTCGTTGTTGGTCTGGGCGAAGGTGTATCGGCCAAGGCACACCAGCAGAAAATAGAGTGCAAATCTCTTCATAATTGCTCCTGAGAGAACGAAGTTTGCGGGGGAAGCCCTGGGGTCTGAAACAAAAATCTCTGATCGTCTATGTCGCGGTTGCGCCGCGCGAGTGTACAACGGGTCCCGGCCCGCCGTCATCGTGAACGTTTTTGCAGCTTCTTCTTGCGTTCCATCTGCGCTGCCAGCTTCTTCAGCTTCTTGGTGCCCTCATCGATCACGGCCTTGGTTTCGGCCGTCTTCTTTTCCAATTTGGCCCAGCGAGCCTGCACGGCCTTCCGCGCCGCTTCCGAGCGCTGTTCTTTCGTTAGATTCTTTGCTCGAGCCTGCCCGCCGGAACGGGCAATCCTAGCTTTGTATTCTTCGAGAGATTCGGGTGCCATGCGGGGACAATAACAAAAAACTACGTACTAAGCAAGAATTATCTTGACATACGTACTAAGTACGTATAGATTGTATTCACGCTCGACGGAGGAGCGGAAAGCAAAATGACGATCGAAGAAAAACTCGAAGCACTCACTCAAACGGTGGAGCTGTTGGCTGGAATGCAGAAAACCAACGAAGAACAGATCGCCAAACTCACGGGAAGCGTCTTCCAGTTGCTCGAACACGCCGAGCAGACGCAGGATGCAATCTCGAAGCTCGGCCATAACTCGAACGTGATGTTCGACGCCTTGCAGAATCACGAAAGCCGCATCAGCACTCTGGAAGGTTAACCTTTAGCCGCCCCGAGTAGGCGTTCGACGCGCCTGCTCGGGGCTAACCAAATCAGGAAACGGAGATTCCCAAAATGGCTGCACCCACTCTACCAGTAACCCCGTCCGGCATTTCCGCAAGCTACCAGCAACTCGTCCTCGAACATCTTCGCCTGGTCAACTCCGCCTATGCCGCGGTCGCCTATCTGAACATGGGCGAAGTCAGCAAAGCCCAAGACGCGCTCCAGGGCGCGATCGCCGACGTCGAAGGGAGTCACTAACATGGCAACGCAACCGATGAATTCCGCCGAAGTTATTCAGCCCTCCGACCTTCACCACATCGCGCTTCGCCAACCGGAACCGATGCAACTTGCCATGTCCCGCGCTCCGGAGATCGTCCTGGCCGAAGCCGCGACGGCCGCCAAGGCGCTCCGCGAAGTGATCGAATCGAAGCCGACCAAATGCGTGATTAACGGCAAGACGTTTTTGCAGTTCGAGGACTGGCAGACGCTCGGCCGCTTCTACGGAGTCACCGTGGCTGCGCGGGAAACCACGTACATCGAACAGGGCCGCGTGCGTGGGTACGAATGCCACGCCGAAGCGATCCGCGCCGATGGCCAGGTCATCTCCGCCGCGCAAGCCATGTGCCTGGACGACGAATCGAAGTGGAGCGACAAGCCGCTGTTCCAGCTCCGCTCGATGGCGCAGACCCGCGCCCAGGCGAAAGCGCTCCGCAACGTTCTCGCGTGGGTTGTGGTCATGGCCGGATACGCGCCAACTCCCGCCGAGGAGATGGACGGCAAGACTAGCAACTCGATCGCTCCGCGGGGGCAGTACACGCCGATGCCGCAGGATCGCGTCCGCAAGCTTTGCTTCGAGATCGCCGGATCGGCGAGCTTGCCCGAACTTCGCGCCCGCTATTTCTCCGCAGGGAACGAAGCCAAGAAGTTCAACGACCGCCAGGCGCTCGACGCCTTCATCGCTGCCAAGGATGAGAGAAAGGCGAAGCTGCAATGACGACGCCTGGCCTTTACCTTGACGTGCAGCAGGGAACTCCGGAGTGGCTGCAAGCTCGCTGCGGACTTCCCACTGCCTCCCGCGCCGCCGACATCATCGCGATGCTGAAAAGCGGCAAGGGCGAACGCTCGGAACGCCGCGACTATCGCGCCGAAGTGATCTGCGAGATCCTCACCGGGAACCCGTACCCTCGCCGGGTCACGCCGGAGATGCAGTGGGGCATCGACCACGAAGCCGATGCCCGCGTGGCCTACGAACTCCAGTGCGGCGTGCTGGTCGATACCTGCGGGTTCGTGTTGCATCCGGAAGTGGATCGCTTCGGCGCTTCGCCGGACGGCCTGGTGGGCGACGATGGGCAGATTCAAATCAAGTGCCCGACGTCGGCCACGCATCTGGAATACTGGCGTTCTGGCGTCGTGCCGATCGAGCACATGCCGCAGATGCTGGCGGAGATGAGCTGCACCGGACGCGACTGGTGCGATTTCGTGAGCTACGATCCGCGGATGCCCGAGCACCTGCAATTGTTCGTGAAGCGCTTCGAGCGCAACGACCAGCACATCGCAATTCTCGAAAAGGAAGTGCGGCACTTCAACGCGGAGATCGACCAGGTCCTAGCGGGCCTGCCTGGGAAACCGCAAGCCATCGCCGAAGTGCTGGAATGGCCGAATGCAGACGAAACCGATTTTTAAGTTTGCGAGCCGTTGTTCCTCCGTCGCAAAAACCCGGCCGCGTTCTTCGTAGAGTGGGAACGCGGCCGGGGAAATTACCAACTTTGAATTTCAGGAGATGACTATGTTTCGATCTGAAGCACAGCAGTGTCAGGCAATCCGCGTTCTGCTTTCTTCCCTTAATCTGCAACATCTGTGGACTGAAAAAGGGCCGACTCGCAAGGCGTGCGACTACCTTGAACGCTCACCGCTTTCGCATGGCGAACAGATCATGCTGCGTTGCGCCTTCGATTTCTGGAACGGCGAAGGCAAGGTGCTGCTCTATCGCGATCTGTTGGGGACGCTCGACGCGGCTCGACTCGAAAGCGTTCTAACTCTCGCTTCAGCCGCAAGCGCCGGGATGGAAGCCGTGGATCAGTGGATGGTCGGCCAACAAATACGCGACCGCCAAGCCGCTGCCAATAACGAACTACTGCTCGCGCTGGTAGAACTCACTTCGGCTGTGCAAGATGGCCTTCGCCGTCACGCTGCTGGCGATCCAAACGCAATCGCTTCCAATCTAATTTCCGCGACGCTCGATCAAGCACTGAAAGCGATCATCAAACATTGATCCGCCGCCGCCCCATCCCGCGCACCGCCTACCACTGGCACCCGGAGCCGAAACCAGCCAGCCTGCGTTTCGAACTGCTCTGCAACGGAGCTGTGCGCCGTTACCCGGATGGAAGGGAAGTGTGCCAGGACAACGCCGCCGGATGGCGCGAGTACAAGCGCCGCGTACAAGTGATGGTGCAACGCCAGAGATACCGCTGCTGCCTCTGTAAACGCCGTTTAAGCGCGTCCGATGCCACGTTTGAACATCAGAGGCGCCGAGGCATGCACGCAGCCTTTAGAGACGACCGAATCGCGAAAGACGGGCAGGAGTGGAACGGGGCGGCGCACTGGGTGTGTAACCACGAGAAGGGCTAGCGCTCGCATCGAAACACCCACCAAAGCACGACCCCGGCGAGAATGATTAGGTAGCCGACATTTTCAGGTGTCCACTCCTTCACTTCTTCGCCTCCGCCTTCCATGCGTTCACAATCAGCGAGCATGTGCTGAATCCTGCCGCCCACGCATTGACTAAAATAGTCAGTCCAGTCGCAAGCGGGTGACGCGACGGAAGCGCAAAACAAAACGCAGCAGCCATGAAAGAATTCACAATTATGCAGACGAGTAAAAGTAAACTCACGACTTCTTCGCCTCCACCTGGTACGGGGTGTAGTTCGGATTGCCGGAGTTCAGGCGGTTCAAAAGTTGACACGCCTTCGCCCATGTCAAAATGTGTTCGCCCGCGACGCCCGCGCCCAGCAGCATCAAAACTAGTTGGTAGTCTTCTCTGCTCATGGTGAGCACGACTTGTCCGTTCTGTTCGGAGTAGGCCATCAGAGTTTTACTCCTATCAGAGCAGCCTGATGCTCATCAACGGATTCTCGCCACCGTGCTATCTCTTCTGGCGATGCGAGTCCAATCACGACAGAAAGAGGACGCCAAAAGAAGCCCACAGGAATGCCGCTCGCGTAGATGGTCACGCCAAAGGCCCACGATGTTTTCAGCGTGTACGAGACAGAGCCGATAAAGGATTGCTTATTGCCCTTGCGATCTATGACTGCTACTCGTTCCATCTCTCTTTTCCTCCAGCTTAAACGGCGTGCTCAACCCGCAGTGCTTGCACTCGATGACCACGTACTCACCGAATTTCTCGACCGAAGCGCCCGCCGGAAAGACTTCTCCGCAGTGCACGCACCTTGGCGGATTCGCGGTGGGGAAGTCGGCGATGGTGGCGGAAGGGGTGGTCATGCTTTCGACTCGCGAAAAGGAATTGGGTGACCATTCAACTTGAGCCACAGAAGCTTCATTCCGGCGTAGTTCAAGCTGTCTCGAAAAACGTCAGGAACATCCAAGGCCGCGACCAACTCGGCGAAATCGATGTTTACGGGAATGCTCCACGGCGGCCCGATAGCAACGTCCTTACCGAAAAATTCAAAACCAACTTTTCCTCCCGAGTGCACTAGCACGCAGCTTTCGCCGCTCGCAGGGTCGGTGGTTTTATGCCAGTCAATTTGACTCACGTCGTCTCATTCCAGTTCCGCGGCTGCTCCTGCCGCAACGTCTTTGGCCCGCGGCTGCACAACCGCAAGCGATCCCGCGCCGGGAGTACCGAAGGCAGCTCGTCGATCGGCGGACGCAGAGCTTCGGCCAGTTCTTCGAGCAACCTGCGCATGTCGGAAGCGTCTCGCACTCCGGTGCCGTCAGCGAGCTTGAGCACCGGGATCGCTTCGCCGGTTAGGATCAAGGCTGCGGAGATGTCGCGCCGGG